TCTAAACAAGGTAAAGCTCTCAAGGCTTCCTTTATGAAGAAGACACCATCCATCAAGAAGCTATATGAGGCTGTTAAGCAAAAGGTTGAGGCTACTGGTATTCTTAGAGGTCTCGATGGACGTGAACTACCTTGTCGTAGTCCTCACTCTGCTGTGAACCTTCTCCTTCAATCCGCTGGTGCAGTCGTTATGAAGCAAGCTCTTGTTGAGTTTGTGGACTCCGCTAAGCACCCCTATGAACTCCACGGAAATATACACGATGAGGTTCAATTCAGTTGCGCCCCTGAGCATGCAGATGCACTCGGTCGTTGCTTTGTAAACGCTCTTGCTAAGGCTGGTAAAGTCCTTGGCTTCAATTGCCCGTTGGATGGTGAATTCAGCGTCGGCAAAAACTGGTCAGAAACACACTAATATGAAAACATTATACATAGATGGCGACATGCTCGCTTACCGTTCTGCCTTCAGCAATGAGGTAGAGACTAAATGGAACGACAATGTATGGACTCTCCACACAGACGTGAACGCTTCCCTAGCTTACTTCGATGACTTCATTACATCCCTGTGTAAGAAGTTTAAGACGGAAGCCTACAAGCTAGTGTTCAGTCCTAAGAGAAACTTCCGATACGAGTTGTTTCCCGCCTACAAAGCGAACCGTAGCAATAAGCGCAAACCCTTAGCTCTCTCTGAGATTATTAAGCAGGTATGTGACCGCCACCCTTCGCTTTTAGAAGAGGGCATTGAAGCCGACGATTTGATTGGTATTCGATGCACCGCAGACCCAGAGAACTCTATTGCTATCTCTGGGGACAAGGACTTCGCCACACTCCCTATTACTTGGTATAACTTCCTGCGTGATGAACTACGGACGTTGACCGAAGAAGAGGCTGACCGAAATCATTTGACACAAACCCTTATGGGAGATGCAGTAGATGGTTATGCAGGTCTCAAAGGAGTTGGTCCTAAGACCGCCGTAAAGCTTCTTGATAAGCACGGTTGGGATTGGGATGGCGTTGTTAAAATCTACGAAAGCAAAGACCAAACCGAAGAGGATGCACTACTCAATGCACGCCTCGCATACATCCTACGAAACAAAGATTACACAAACAAAGAAGTACAATTATGGACACCTACAAAACAGAACAACCAGAAATAAACTTAGGCGACCAAGTCGTCTACATCGCGGGACCAATGACAGGTCTCAAAGACTTCAACTTTGATGCCTTTGACGAGAAGGCACACCACTTCAAGGAGCAAGGTTACGAAGTCATTAATCCCGCTGAGTTAAGTCGTAAACACTGTGAAGCTGTGGGCATGAGTTTAAGTGATGTCACTGTTCGTGAGGTAGCACATATTGACCTTCTAAACCTCGTAGCTCGTGCTACCTATATGTATATGCTCAACGGATGGCAGTACAGTAAGGGAGCTAAAGCTGAACACGCTGTGGCTGAATGGTTGGGAATGACAATCATGTATCAATCCAAGGAAGACCTAAAGACCGCTCGTCATCACGACAAGGAGTGGTGGTTCACTTTCCAAGCCGATACCTTCAGCGACATTGCTTCTCTTACCCGTAAGAAGAATGATGATTATACAGGGGGTGCAGAGACCACAAATCCATTTGCAAACTTTGATGAAGCTAATGAGTTTGGCGTAGACCCACTCGTAGGTCTTTCAGTGCGCATGGGGGATAAGATGCAGAGGCTAAAGTCCTTCTGTAATTCGGGTCTCTCCTTGGACACTAAGGGTGATACAGTAGCAGACATCTTTAAAGACTTAATAGGCTACTCAGCCATTGCTCTGGGTATGCTAGAAAGACGAAAGGAGGTGGACTAATATGAAGAACGAAAACAATTTACCTCCTATTTCTTCTTCTATTATCAATAAGTTAGAAGAAGTGTTCCCGTTGAGGGATGACTTTGACACAACGACTGGACAGAATGCTTTGATGTTCTATTACGGTCAACGTTCCGTCATTCGTTATCTTACAAATCAACATAAACTACAAAACGAAACCATCCTAAACAAGAGTTAATCATGTGCATGCCTAAAGCGCCCAAAATCCCAGACCCAGTACCACCACCAGCTCCGCCTCCTGCTCCTACTAAGACAGCGAAGAAGGTGGAAAACAAGTCTCTAAAGAGCCGTCAGGCTTCCAAGAAACGCGGAACATCTGCATTAACAGTACGTCGCTCGACAGTGAACACTGGTTCATCTGGTTCGGGTGCTAATATCAGTTACTAATACTTATGCCCTCAAAAACGATTACGGTTACTAATGGTGATGGAAGCACCAAAACAATTACCATGCCTGACCGTAGTCGTTATGCAGGGACACGCACGATTTCCAGAGTGACTGGAGGCGTATCCCATAATATATCAGTAGACCGCACGGCGCAGGTAGTTACCTCAGACCGTAAAGGGGCTTCTCGTCCGCTGCTTAGCAAAGTAGTAGGTGGGGCTTCTGCTGCTTACAGCCTTCGTGACCTCAACGATAAAGCAGGGAACAACAAGGTAGTTCGTGTAAGACGTGCTAGTGATAACTGCGAACGAGACTTCAGAGCAAAGGAAGTAAAAGACATTGAGAAATGGGTGAACCAGCAAACAGTTCTGCCTTTAGATTTACAAGAGCTAGATGCTGACGGATACCGCACAGGAGACGTTATTTCAGCCGAAGCTGCCTACAGTCTTCGTAACCTTAGTGACAGTTACACAGGCAACGTTGTGGACGTAAGACGTTCCAGCGACGACGCAGAGGAATCCTTTACTGCGGCTGAGGTCGCTGATGGGACACTGACGGATTGGGTAGGTTCTGGTAACGACGGCTTCGTATCCAAGTGGTACAACCAATCAGGCAACGGCAATCACGCAGTTCAGACGACACCTGCAAGTCAGCCTAAGATTGTTGATGGTGGTAGCCTTGTTAGTGGCGGACTATTATTTGATGGTTTGGATGATTTCTTTGGCGCTCCTGTGCCTCTTGATGGAGCGACTGTCCATACGTCCATTGTTGTTGCTACACCAACACAAGCTTCCAGAATACTATCCATAAAGGAAGACGGAAGAGCCGATGAAAACTGGCGGATGTTTGTAAGTGGTTCTAATGATGCTTCCTATGGTCTTGATAATGGTGCGGCTTTTGCATCCTCACGTGCAATTACACTAGGAAACCTATCTTTACTTACGGGTACTTATGATGCGAACACGTTAAAGATGTTTGTCAACGGGGAAACACCAACAACAACCGCAGCTGTATCTGGGTTCATATTAAACACAACAGGCGATTTAGAAATTGGTCGAAACGCTAATAGCGGAGGTAACGATTACGGCGGAAAGATTGAGGAAATAATCATCTACAGCACTGACCAATCGGACGACCGAACAGCTATTGAATCCAATATGGCAGACTACTACGGTATCAACTTACCGTCTGGAGTAGACACAGAGAACAACGAAGTGGACGGCTTCGTAGAGACTTGGTATGACCAGTCAGGCAACGGCAATGATGCTGTCCAAGCAGTAGCTGGAAGTCAGCCTAAGATTGTTAATGCTGGTAGCCTTGTTAGTGGTGGCATTAAGTTTGACGCAGGTGCTGATAGTCTTAATTTACCCTCTGTTATTTCTAGTGTAAACTCCGCTTCTTCTTTTGTCGTAGCCAAGACTACCAATTTATCAGTTACTCAAAATGCTTTGTCTTTATCCAGAAATTCTCCAGTGTTAGCTAGGTTCTATGCACCTGTTGTAATAGGTGGCAACTTTTACTTTGGGTACGGTTCGAATGCTTCTGCCATTAATCTTGGTTCATCCGATACCAGCGAGCATTTATTTACTGCAACAGCAGGAAGTTCTACGGCTGAGGGTTTTATTGATGGCGCATCTGGAGGAACCATTTCGTCCGTTGATTTGTATAGCCCACAATCAAAAGGAGGAATTGGGGATATCAATGGAACTACCCATTGGATTGGAACAATTCAGGAAATTGTTATCTACAACACCGACCAGTCAGCCAACCGAGAAGCCATCGAAGCTAACATTAACAATCAATACGACATCTACTAATGTATCTAATCTACTCAACTGAAGAAGCCGCCTGTGAACGTGCAGACGAAGAAGGTAAGGACAACAAGTTTGCCTACTGGACTGAAGGCAAAGGTACACGCTGGTTGACTAAGCCAGTCCCTACTGCTGACGGCAAGTGGGCATTGGATGTCTCTGAGTATGACTTGGACGGACTTGAAGAATCGTCTGTTGTTGACAGCTACTTAATCCCCGACACCATCGAAGATAACCTTTAACTAAACATTTTATGAGTAAGACAGCAGAAGCCTTATACAACTCCCTTGAGGGGAAGCGGTATCAATACTTAGACCGTGCGCGTACGGCTTCTAAACTAACTCTTCCATACGTTATGCCAGACGAAGGTTTTGGCGCACATAGTCGTTTGGAAACACCATTTCAGGGCATTGGGGCTCGCGGAGTAAATAACCTCGCATCTAAATTACTGTTAGCACTCCTACCACCCAATGCCCCCTTTTTCCGCTTACAGATAGATGAGCACGGACTACGCTCAGAAGGAGCACCCGAAGAACTCATCTCTGAAATTGAGGCTTCCCTACAACAAGTAGAGGAGACCTTCATGGAGGAAGTAAGCCGTGGCACTTACCGCACTACTATACACGAGGCTGTTAAGCAGCTTGTCGTTGCAGGTAATGCTCTACTTTATGTTCCCGAAGAAGGTGGCGCACGTGTGTTCCACTTAGACCGCTACTGTGTTGAGCGTGACCCAATGGGTAACGTTCTGTATATCTGCACCAAGGAAACCCTGAGCTACATGAGTCTTTCTGAAGAGATGAAAGAGGTAGCTGGAGCTAACGAGGGTGGAGCAGACGACGAAGTAAATCTCTACACCGCTGTGTGTCGTAAAGAGAAAGGCTGGAAGGTCTGGCAGGAAATCAACGGTAACGTTATTCCTAAGTCTGAAGGCTTCTTTGGAATGGATAAGAATCCATACATTCCTCTTCGTTTCTCTCGCATTGACGGTGAAGACTACGGACGAGGATACGTTGAAGAGTATCTAGGAGACCTTCAGTCCCTTGAAAGCCTACAGCAAGCTCTTGTAGAAGGGTCGGCTGCTGCTGCCAAGGTTCTCTTTCTGGTAAACCCTAATGGTACTACTCGTGCTAAGGTACTCGCTGAGGCTCCTAATGGCGCAATTGTTCAAGGCAATGCTCAAGACGTAACTACTCTCCAAGTACAAAAGCACCATGACTTCGGTGTGGTTGCACAGAGCATTCAAAAGATTGAAGAACGCCTTGGTCACTCATTCCTTCTTACCAGTGGAGTTGTTCGTCAAGCAGACCGTGTCACAGCAGAAGAAATCCGTATGCTTGGACAAGAGCTTGAGACAGCCCTTGGTGGACTCTACTCGCTTCTTTCGATGGAATTACAGCTACCACTGGTTAACCGTCTGATGGAGGTAATGAACAAGAAGAATAAGCTACCTAAGATTCCAAAGGATGTGGTTAAGCCAGTCATCATTACTGGTGTTGAAGCTCTTGGACGTGGACACGACCTACAGAAGCTCGACCTGTTCCTTGCTGGCGCATCCCAGATTGTTGGGCCAGAAGCCGTTGTCGGTCACATTACAGTAGCAGAATACTTTAAACGTCGGGCTACAGCTCTTGGTATCAAAACCGAGGGGCTGATTAAGTCGGACGAGCAGATGATGCAAGAAACGCAACAAATGCAAGAACAACAAATGGCGGAGAAGCTAGGTCCAGCAGGTATTAAAGCTATGTCTGACCAAGCTAAAGTCGCTCAACAACAAGAACCACAACCTAGCGAGGTATAATGGCTAACTATCAATCAGTAGAAATCAACGAAACCAGCGAGGAAGAAAATATCTCGCTTGAAAAGCAAGCTGCTATGCAGGAAGAGGCAGCAAACCAACGAGGACAAACCCTCGATAATAACACCGAGCAGGAAACGACCGAGGAAACTCCCGAAAAGGAAACAACTGAGGAACGTCCTGAGTGGCTTGATGAGAAGTTTAAATCTCCTGAAGACCTAGCGAAAGCTTACAACGAGCTTCAGAAGAAACAATCAACTAAGACAGAGAAGAAAGAAGAAACAGAGGAAGCTCCGAGCTCTAAATCTAATGAGGTTGTCTTAAAGGCATCCGAAGAGTTTGAGGAAAAAGGAGAGCTATCTGACAAGTCTTTTATTGAACTTGAGAAGGCAGGTATCTCACGTGATATGGTGGAAGCCTACATCCGTGGTCAAGAGTCCATCGCTACCTCACAAGCTCTGGATATTCAGAACGAAGTAGGGGGCAACGCTAACTACAACGCTATGTCTGAATGGGCTTCTGAAAATCTTAGCGAAGGTGACCTAGATGGTTTCAACTCTATTGTTGAGAACGGTTCGGTTGAACAAGCTAAGATGGCTGTCAAAGGTCTTTATTCTCAATTCATTTCTGCTGGAGGAAACCCACCAGAATTATCCCAAGGAGGCACAAGTGGCTCCTCTGTTAAACCCTTTGGGTCTGCTGCTCAGGTGACTGAAGCTATGCGTGACCCTCGTTATTCATCCGACCCTGCGTTCCGCGACAATGTAGAGAAACGCTTAGCGGTCTCCAACGTACTGTAGTAATATGAAAGAAATTATCTCGTATATTGTAACCAACGTGGACAGTCTATTGCTTGTCCTTACGTCTATCGTAGCTGCTGCTTCTGCTGTGGCTGCTCTTACTCCTACTCCCAAGGATGATACCTTTGTTGCGAAAGCTTACAAGGTTATCGACTGGTTAGCTGTCAACATCGGTAAAGCTAAAGACAAGTGATTACCCTTATCGTTCAGTTACTAATAGCGTTCCCTAAGATTGGAGCGATGTTTCTGAAGATACGAACCGAATATGTTAAAGAACTTGCAACTCGTCGTCACCGTGAGCACAGCACTCGTATTAATGAGTGGGTGCGTGACACTGAGAGAAAGCAGGATTCCTGAGTTCATCGAGGAGCTAGACCAACACGAGTTTAGCTCCTCTGAACGGGAAACCATCGGGGACATCCTCGACTACGTCAACGACCTCGAAAACAATGTTAACTAAAATATTACCCTTTTTATTTCTGTTTGGTTGCTGTCAAGCTGACCCCTCGATAACACTCAGGGAGTTCGTCAGGCTTATCCCTTATTGGGAAGTACCTGCGAATAGCCCTATAACCATCGTGGGTGATAACGGAGCTGCATATGGTCACTACCAAATACACGCAGTAATGGTAGAGGACTACAACCGTATAACAGGGTCTAAAGCGGCTCATACGGATGCCTTTGACCCTGTGTTCAGTGAAAACCTCGCCTATGCAATTTTGAGCCACTATTCAAAGCACATGAGTGCTCAAGGCATTGCGCCCACCACAGACCACCTACTGTATATCTGGAATGGTGGAGGAGGTGCGTGGCAACGGGTTGAGAACCCACAAGACGACCAAAAACAGGTGAATCTTAAAAAGTACAGGCGCAAAGCAAACCCAATAATTTTAAGGTATCTTGCCTCAAAAAAAGCAAGAACAACGTAACCTAAAAAGATATATATATAAATGAAAAGAAAAGGCGTAAGCCTACGGAAAGAGCATAAGTCTAAGAGTGGGGGTCTCTCCAAAAAAGGTCGAGACTACTACAATCGTAAGACAGGTTCTAACCTAAAAGCACCACAGCCCGAAGGTGGCGCGAGAAAGCGTTCCTTCTGTGCAAGAATGAGCGGCGTCAAGGGTCCAATGAAGGACTCCAAAGGACGCCCAACTCGTAAAGCACTCGCACTACGTAAGTGGAAGTGCTGATAACTTTCCGTCCCTAAGCAAGAAGTAGCGTAAGACCCTTTGAGGAGGATAATCTTAGACTAGCAAACCAAGCCCACGGACACCTAAACCCCAAATAATAATCCAAAACTAAGGAAACAAAACTATGGCTAATGGCAATACAAGTCCGTCCCGTTTGGGACAAGTAAACGCTGCTGGTGATGCAAATGCATTGTTCCTGAAGGTGTTCTCTGGTGAAATCTTAACTACGTTTGAAGAAGAAAACGTGATGAAGGATTTGCACATGGTTCGCACCATTCAGAGCGGTAAATCTGCACAATTCCCAGCAACAGGAATCGCAACCGCAGGTTATCATACTCCAGGCGAGAACATCGCTGACTCAGGTAATGGTTATCTGTCTGCAATCAAACATGCTGAGCGTGTTATCAAGATTGATGACGTCCTGCTCTCATCCACGTTCATCGCTAATATTGATGAACTGAAGAACCACTACGACGTCCGTAGCATCTACGCTAAGGAGCTTGGTAAAGCTCTTGCTAAACGCTTCGACCTCGCAACCATGAAGACCCTTGCTGCTGCTGCTCGCGACACTGCGACTGTATCTGGCGGTCAAGCTGGTTCGGTTCTTGGCTCTGGCTCTTCGCTCTTCGCGGGTGCTAACGCTACTGCCGCTGAGCTTATCGACGCCCTCTATGGTATCGCTGAGACTCTTGACGGTAAGGATGTATCTGACGACGGTCGCTTTGCTCTCTTGAGCCCTGCTGACTACTACACTCTCATCACTGCGGACAACAGCGCGATTTCTCTCGCTGCTAACCGTGATGCTGGTGGTGTTGGTAACATCGCAACTGGTACTATCGCTCAAGTAGCTGGTATCAAGTTGGTCAAGAGCAACCACCTGAGCACTATCGCTGTTGACAACTCTGCGGTCACTACTGGTGACGGTAGCTCGGCAGTACAGAATGACGTATTCGGTGGTGCTGGTGTTGGATATAACGGCGACCTTTCAGCTACTCGTATCCTCGCTGGTACGAAGGAAGCTATCGGTACTGTTAAGCTCCTCGACCTTGCTACTGAGTCTGAGTACCAGATGGAACGTCAAGGTACGCTGTTCATTGCTAAGTATGCAATGGGTCACGGCGTCTTGCGTCCTGAGTGTGCTGTAGAAGTACGCTAAACCCTTAACTCTGAGCCCCCATTGGTTAATCCCTTTGGGGGCTCTTTTTTTATCTTTAACTTTATAAAAATAATATGCCTACTCTGACCACTAAACTTGAAGCAGTAAATTCGATGCTAGGACACATTGGGGAAACCCCTGTGAACAGTATCAGCAACACCAACGCACTCCCTGTTTCCGCTGCTACAGCTGTCTCTGCTCTTGATGAGATTAGTCGCGCTGTTCAGTCAGAGGGTTGGCAATTCAACACAGAAGTAAATGTCTCCCTGAGCCCTGCTGGGGATGGCACTATAACTCTCTCAGATGACATCATAGAGATGGACCCTATTGACACGTCCATCGACGTCGTTCAACGCGGTCTGAGCCTCTTTGACCGTTCTAATAACACCACCGTGTTCAATCGTGACCTCAAGGTAAACCAAACACGACTACTTGATTGGGACTCGCTACCTGAGCCAGCAAGACGCTACATTACCCTACGTGCCTCTCGGATATTCCAAGGACGTGTGGTGGGCTCCAGAGAGCTTGAATCGTTGATTGCTCGTGATGAATACATCGCCCGCGCTAATTTATTGGAGTTTGACTCAGGTAGTGCCGACAGAACTATATTTGACAGTTACGATGTCGCTGCCAGAATTGGTATTAACCGCAACTACGACCTTACATAATGGCTTTAATTAACACTAGTGTTCCTAACCTTATCCAAGGTGTTTCTCAACAACCTGACGCTGTACGTTACGCTGGACAGTGTGATGAGCAGGTAAACGCTATTAGCTCTGTTGTAGATGGGTTAAAAAAGCGACCACCAATGCAGTTTGTTGGAAAGCTGCTTGATGATAACTCAGCTCAAAGTGATAAGGATAAATTTGATAAGGCTTTCATACACTTCATAGAGCGAACCTCAGACGAAAAATATCTAGTTACATTACGCGAAGGTATGTTGCGTGTTTTCCGTATTGATGACTCTACAAGTGATGGAATAACAGAGTGTAATATCATAGTTGGGTCTTATCCTTATGCAAACGGATATGTGACACCCAGCGACCACTATCTTTACTCAGAAACCTCAGACCAAAACATTAAGCACCTGACTATTGGCGACACAACTATTTTGGTGAATACTGCTAAAAATGTGGATTTGGATGGACAATATCTCACAGACCAACACATAGAAAAAGCCGTAGTGTTTGTTAAACAGGCTGACTACGAGAAAAACTACAGGATACGTTACAGAAATCCTAATAATTCAATTACGACTTTAGCGAGCTGTAAAACGGGAACTTCACACGTCACTGGTGATGGTTCAAGCGCGAACGATACCAGTGTAGGTAGCGCAGCTACACAATCAGGTTCAATTATAAACCATTTAATTTCTGACTTTAACGCGAACCAAAGTAAGGGTGCTGTAGCCATAAAGATAGATGATTCCCACATGGAGATTTCCCTAACAGCCTATAATGCTTTTCTGGATAAGGTAAGTGTTTCAGATGACCTTTTTGGTGATGGTTTGGGGCTAGTATACAAAGAAGTCAACGCCATTTCCGACCTCCCTACAGTCTGTGTTAACGGCTTAGTTGTCAAAGTGGTTGGGGATGTCGAACTAAATCAAGACGACTATTATGTTAAGTTTGAAACTAAGGACACAGGTGCACCAAGAGGCAAAGGTGCGTGGGTGGAGACTGTAGCTCCTTTCGTTGAACATCTTATAAACACAAACACACCAATGACTCTAGTGAACACGGATGAGAATGAGTTTACGTTATGGCCTATGCTCTTAGGAGAAAGAAAAGCGGGAGACGAGAAATCTAATCCCAACCCTTCTTTCATAGGCTCAACCATTTCAAATGTATTCCTATTTAAGAGTCGTCTAGGCTTTCTAAGCGAAGACGCTGTTGTAATGAGTGAGTCAGGCTTTGGAGACTTAGATGAAAGTGGTACAATACCGCGACAAAAGTTTAACTTTTTCAGAACTACCGTGACTACTTTGTTAGATTCTGACCCTATTGATGTACGGGTATCGAACAGAGATGTTACCGCACTCCGAGCAGCACAGCCTTTCCAAGAAGACCTAATGCTGTTCTCTGAGACAGCGCAGTTCAAACTAAGCGGTGGGGATTTATTAACTCCCAAGACCGTAGCTATTAATCAAGTGACCAACTTTGATTATAATCCCTCAGTAGAACCTTTACCTCTTGGTGCTCACCTATACTTTCCTTTCGACCGTGGAGCTTTTAGCGGTATTAGAGAGTATACCGTTAATACGAATACTTCTACGTTTGACTCAGAGGAAATAACGCAGCATGTACCCCAATACGTTCCTAGAGGTTTAACAAGTTTAACGGGTTCTGACGCTGAAAACCTTATAGCTGCTTCTTCAGGTGACATTGATTATACACCTAATGAAACATTTTTCCCTCGTGTATTATCCCAAGGAATAATCCAGAATGATACTTCAGTCGTACTTGAGGTGGAAGTAGACGGTGTGGAGTATACTATTCCAGCAGGGGATGAACTAACATTTGAGAAGGCTTACGTTTACGCGACGGTCGAAACGTGGTATGTTAAAGTAAAAGCAGGAAATACGCTTATTTATAACGGCTTCATACCTATGTATAACCAAGGCTATAACAAGTATACCTTTTTCCCCCACACTAGCCACTACACCAATTACAGTTATACCTCGGAAATTGGTTATTTTTAATTAAAAAGAAAACAAAATGTCTGAAATATATATCTACAAATACATGTTCCAAAACCAGCAGAAAGTCCTAAGTGCGTGGATGGTATTTACTGTAAAAGGGTCTGTTAAGTCTATTCAGTTCATCGACTCCACGCTTTATGCTGTGACGGTATATAATGGGCAGGTAATTGTAGAGAAGTGTAGACTTGAGGAAGGTCACGAAGACCTTGAAGGTTACACCACGAATCTCGATAGGCGTATCAAGGTATCACTAAGCGCGGGGGACGACAAAATAATGACACCCTATACTGCTCCTGCTACTGATGAACTAAAAGTTTACACAACGGATGGGCTGCTATTACCGTCCACAAGGGAAGGTAAAATAATTACTTTAACTACGCCTGTGTCTACTGATACCGTTGTTTACATTGGGCTTGATTACACAATGAAGTATACGTTCTCTGAGCAACTTTTCAAAGCTAGAGAAGGAAATAACCAGACCCCAAGCAACGCTGCCAAACTTATGGTTCGCAACGGCTCTCTATACTACGACAAATCAGCTTACTTTAAAGTTAAGGTCACTCCTGAGTTCCGTGATACCTATGAGAATGTCTTTACACCTGATGTAGTAGGTTCGTCTACTATTGGTTCACTAAGCCTCGACAGTGGCTTCTATCGCTTCCCTGTGTTCACTAAAGCTCAGGACACAACTATCACCATTGAAAACGAGAGTGCTCTTCCGAGTACATTCCAGAGTGCCGAGTTTGAATCCTTTGTTCACTCCCGCTCTAAACGATATGGATAAAGTTCTCAGTACCCACGGGGATTGTAAGGTAGTTGTTGCTACCCACGCCCACGTAGAGCGTATCTATCCGCATATGCGTAAAGCAGACCAGATAGAGATAGCCTGTTTGGGTTACGAGCCCCGTGAGGCTCTTTTAAGTGCCTTTGAGGTCGATGACGTCACCCTTACAGGTTTAGATGCTAATGATACTCCTGTTATAATGTTTGGTGTTGGACAGGCAGCCGACCAAGCGTATATCTGGTGTCTTGGCACTGATGGTGTCTCTGACAACTCCTATCAATTCCTTAAAGCGTCCCGTGAGTGGACTCAACGACTAACCAAGCCTTATGGCACAACCTTTAACTTTGTCCATGAGGATAACCACGCAGCCCTTAAGTGGCTCAAATTCTGTGGAGCAATCTTCATTCGTAAACTTACCTTTAGCAATCAACCCTTCTTTGAATTTATAATCCCCTCTAAATAATATGTGTGCTCCAGCTGTACTCGCATCCGTCGCCATGGGTGCATTCTCATCTATTCTCTCCATTCAAGGGCAGAGGCAGCAAGCCAAAGCCCAAGAAAAGATGCAAAAGAATGCCTCTCTCGCGGAGAGACAGCGTCACCTACAAGAAATGTCAGCGTCACGTCTACAGGAACGCCAAGAGATGACCTCAGCGGCGCAAGCTATCCAAGAGTCCACCAAGAAAGCCCGTGAAGCGCGCGCAACGGCACGAGTAAGTGCTGGAGAGTCTGGAGTAGCAGGACTTAGTGTTGACGCCCTTATCAACGATATGACACGTAAGGAAGCAGAGTATAGTTTCTCCGTTCAACAACAACAGCAGTTTCAGGCTATCAACCGTAACCTAGCGTTCCAAGATGGAGCTATGCAGTCACGTATGAACCTTCTTTCAATTAACAAGCCAATTGCACAGCCAAACTACCTTGGTGCAGCTCTTGACGGAGCCCAGACAGGGATGTCTATGTACTCCTTTGGTCAGAATTCAGGCTTGAACGATACCTTAAATAAAAAATTCTCATAAGAAATGGCTACTAGACAAATTACAATAGATGACGGCTCCAATAAACGGAAGCAGGTAGAACTTAACCTAAACCCTGTAGCACTAAACCCCACAGTTCGAGCTGGGGGCAACTACCGTGTGGCTGTTCAGCAGACACCTTTAACCAACTCAGCGATGCAGTTGAGTAATGCGTTAAAACAAGGTGTCAATACCTACGGTCAAGCTGTAGATGTAGCACAGAAAAAAGCAGCAGAAGACGTCGCTAATATGTCGGATGCTGAGTATGATAAGTTCTTACAAAAAGGGCTCGACCCAGAAGCCCGTAGTTTGTTTGGGTACACCAAGACGTACAACCGTCAGGTAGCTGCAAAGTACTACGCAACAGAGATACCAACAAAGCTCCAAGAACTGTCTAATGATATGTTCAAGAACTACTACGACTACAAAGATGCTGCGTCTTTTGAGGCAGCTTTGGAGGAACGAGTAGGGGCTGTTTATGAAGAGGCTGACCAGCTCCTTGGTGGTAATGTGTTTAGTGAACAAGCCAACAATGCACTCAAGTCTGCTACACGTGCTGACTTCCTAAGTAAGGAGGTTGCCAAGTTTAGTCGGGAGTTACCTGCTCGTAATCAACAGATGGCTATGGAGTCTATGGCGCGTCAGTTTGATGGTGTTACATCCGCAAATGTAGACCAGATAGCCACGATTGGAGGGGACTTAATTAACTCTCACAAAGGAACACTTGGAGGACGTGCAGCAGCAGAGGCTGTCTTTGGTACACTACAAACCAAGATGGATACCTTGTTAGCCAGTGACAGCTCCGTTGACCACCAGCTCCTCGAAGACATGATTGAGGAGATTGGGGACGGCAAAGGAGAGGACAATATGGTAGCAGGGCAAGAGTTGTTCGCTACTCCTACACGTCAGCTATACCTAACACAGATGGAAAAGAAACTAGAGGCGCGTAAGGATGAATCCTACAACGACGCTGTTAGGGATGCCAAGGTAAACCTAGCGGGTATTCAAGCAGCAGCCATTCGTATCCCAAGTGAGGGAACAAGAAAAGCCTACCTAGATTCAGCTATTAAAGCCATGAGTATTCACGGTGGTGTGTTTAACGATGTCACTTATGAGAATGACCTCTTACGGGATATGATGACCGTGGAGCTTAATAAGATGAAAGCGAACCCACTGTTATTCCGTAAGGAGACCGCCCTCACATGGATGGCTCAAAATCAGAACCTACAGGACTCCGTTTACGATTCCACAGTAACATCTCTCCCTGAGAGTCACTTAGACGCTGCGGTAACGGCAAATGGTCAACCAACATTTACTGATGCTGGACGCTTATTTATGGGCGAGTGGGCTGTAAAACGCGATAACCTTTATGAAGAGCTCTATGAATCAGTTGTGGACATTGAGGATGATGGCGAGAGACGTAAAGCCTTCAGGGAGGGCGAGATTGAGGTAGTCAAAAAGCTAAATGAGTGGACTCAGGGAACTCTTAATTCCGCGACTGTTGTTGCTGCTAATGCAAAAACCCAACAACAAAAAGAGGACATAGAGATTGTTGGTGAGGAGCGTGTAGCAGAACTTGAAAGTGTTATGAGCCCAGAGAATGCCGCCAAGGTTATTACTTTAGAAGCTGAGGAGGCAAGACAAGATAAGACCGAAAAAATCACACATGAAAATATAAATGGTACGCTGGTCCCCGCAGGTAGGTCACCTCAAAAACGATTAGAAAATTATCACAAACTTAAAAAGCTTGGTACACTAAGCGATGACGAGGTTTACCAAGCTCACTCATCTATTTATGAGGATGCGTGGGTTAATAAGAAAGCCCAGATAGGGTTTTCAAATAGAACAGTGATGCCCTCCGAGGCTGACAGGCTAATTATGGGAATCATACCTAAGTGGAACTTTAAACAAGGACCACAGGTATACATCAAACCGCCGCTTGACCAACGCCTAGAAAAAGGTACGGAGCTTTTTGAACTTATGAAGGTAGCAGGGGTTCCTGCGGAAACGTTGGTTGACGGCGTCTTTAAATTAGGAACACAGTTCACACTTGGTTTTGAAGGACACGAAAACAGACGTCAGAAAGGGCAGGTCTCCATAGAGTTTATGATGGATAATAACCTTTTAGACTTCACCTCAGTACCCATCATACTCGGTGGTAATATCAAAAATACTGCGGTGGCTGTTCAAGCTTGGAAAGACGGAGGGATGACCCTTGAAAATGTTGACCCTCAGCACCGTGGAACCCTAAATAAAATAGCAGAGAAATACGAAATGAGCGTTTCACAACTTATGACGTTCCAAAACCTTTACCTAACAACAAACGGCTACCTTAAATAATTATGGCAATAGACGATTTCCTTAACGCTACCCCTCGTAGCACCCAAAACACCCCTAATCCACAAGAAGATGCTAACATGTTTACGGACATATTGGCAGCTCCGTTCCGTGGTGTAGAGGGAGCAGTTCAAAGTCTCTATGACCTTGCTGACTTCGCTACAGGCGACGACCTCTTACCTGATTACGACACTCGTTTCCTTGGTCGCTCTAAGACCTTTGCGGGGGGTATGGTTGAAGGTGTTAGTCAGTTTATGACTGGCTTCATTCCTGTTGCAGGACAGCTCAGTAAAGTCGGTAAGCTAAGTACAGCAGCCAAGGGTCTCAAAGGAGCCCGTGGAGCCCGTAAGTTAAACCTAAAGGGTAATATGGCGGCAGGAGCTGTGGCTGACTTCTCGATGTTCCAAGCACAAGAAGACCGCCTAAGTAACCTCATCGAAACCTTTCCGACACTAAGTAACCCTATATCCGATTACCTTGCCGCAGATGAGGACGACGGGGAGATTGAAGGACGACTAAAGAACACCCTTGAGGGCTTAGCTCTTGGTGGTGTGGTAGACGGACTGATTGCTGGTGTTAAAGCTATTAAGAAGTCCCGTAGAGGAGATGACCCAAAGGCAATCCTTGAGGAGTATGAGAACGTAGTCTTCTCAGGACAGCGAGACGCTAAGCTACTCCAAGAAGATTTTGACAGCACACAGACCTTCCGTGCCTCGTTATCGAAGGCTATGGGTCGCGATGTAACAGGTGAGTCAACAAGCGCCTTT